CGATATCGTAACGGTAAACTAAACCTCAAGAAGATGGCGGTTGCGTTTAGGAAAACGCCTGCAGGCAGAAAGAAGAGGCGCTAAATGCCCTATGCATTAGTTCCAGACGGTTACACACTCAAGAAAGTAAACCAAGGAGAATTGGAGGCCGTTAATCGCCACAATAGGGCGATTACTATCAGACGTTTTACAGGTTCACGAAACAGTAGCGTTATTTTTATCGTTGCGGCTGCAGTTGGCTTTTTCTTTTTGGCAAAACAAATTAAACTCCCAACATTCAGTTTAAAAGATTCCATACTAACTTTATTGGGTCTGAAAGGTCAATTATCAGCAGAGGGTGCCAAAAATATCGATATTCTTTTGACTCAGGGTGCACTTGCTTTAGATCCTGACGCATCAACCCTTTTACAAACATTATACCCAACACCCGAACAGAGATTAGAAAGAAAAGAAAGTCAATTAGGTATAGGTGGGGCACTATTTGCAGCAATAGAGGAATATAAGAAATGAATTTAGGCGCGGTAATTGCATTATTGAAATTGGCTCAGGATGCCGAGATAACCAAACCTGCTTTCAAAAGTATTGTAGTACGTCCGACCTACGCTAAGAAAACTGCATTGACAAGGGCTAAAGAAGGTCTTGGCCTGTAGTGGTTATTTCAGCATTAGAACTATTGTTTTACTTTATCGCCTGGTCATTATTCTATTTTGGAATAAGTCATTACATCGCCAAACTGAGTAAGGATAAGTGGGTTGAGTGGGCGAAATCATCCGAGAGTGATGAGGATCTCTTAATAATCTTGGAACCGATTGTAGATGAGATAGAAGAACGAACCCACGGAATGCTTGAGACTTTCCAATCTTCTTTTTTTGGTTCCCTGGGTGCAGCATCTAAAAAAATGGACGAGGCCACGGGCCAAAGTACAATCAATGCAATAACAAAAGATAACCCTATCATGGGGTTGGTTGCGGAGATGTTAATGAAAAGAAGCGGCTTAGAAAGGCTCATAAACACCCAAAACAACCCTGAAGTAGGGGTAAAACAGCCCCAAAACAGAGTTAAGTTAGGCCTAAAATAGACAAATAATATGTAAATTATTCCTTTTTAGAAGTACATAAGCTTCTAGAACAGATTTTTTTTCTTTTCTTTTCTTTTCTTGGTATTGGTTATAATAATATTATTAAATAGGGTTCGCTATTGCTAAGTATGGAGAGATAAAATGATTTGTAAAAATTGTAGAACAACTAAAAACAGTGAGTTTCGGCCTTGTGGTAAATGCTATAGTAAATTTTTGGAGAGACTATGAACCGCAAAGAGAAAGAAAAAGTCCAAGTAGCAATCTATAACCTAACGCGTATTATTGCAATGGATAAAAATGCTGTTGTAACTGCAGAAGAAATGTTAGATTTTTTGGTTGAACTTAAACCAAAGGAGTTTGATATATCATGAGTGACGAACCCAAAGTTGGAAAGACTTTCACTATTGACATGAAAGTTAATGCCTGGCTACACTACCACGCTAAGGAAACCCAGAGATCACAATCATATATTGTTAATGCTCTCTTGAATTCTGCAAAACGACAAACGGAAACTTGGATATGTTCAGTATGTAGGGGAACTAATCTAAATGATTCCACGGTTTGTTATGCTAATGCAAGTTGTAACGGAGTTAGACCCCCACTTGCTCACGAGAGAGCATAATGAAATATCAGAAAGAAGCTATACTAAGGTGCAAAAAGTGCGAACATGAGTGGACTATCTATCATATACCTGGTAATCAATACCCATGTCCAGTGTGTGAAGGTTTTAACCCAAGTAGTTAAATAGCCAATTACCCTAAAAGGGTCATGGTCAGACGTCGAACCCGAGCCAGAAGGAAACCTTCTCGTAGTTTCGGAATAAATGTAATAGAAACGGGGGCCGCTTTGGCACTCCTCGAGCAAACAAATGCTGGTTCAGCTATGAAGTCTTTTCTGGCAGGGGATCTTAACACAGGTTTGACTACCATTTCAAAATCAGCCAAATCAAATAAGCAAGCCATCACGAAAGTTTTGGTTGGGGCATTTTTGGCCAAGGCTGCAGTACGTTCCTTTTCCAGGGGTTCGCCAGTATTGGCTTCCCTTGGACCAATTAAAGTGAGGGCATAATGGCAATCGTAGTAACAAGAACTGAGGCAGGGTTGAGCGCAACCACGAGCTTTCAGAGCATGAATAACCAGTTCGCATCATCGGGGCTTTCCTTGGTTGTGCCTTCTGGAGTATCGCAAATATCTTCTATAACAATGGGAGTAAGTAGCGTGGCAACTGGAGCGGATTTCTGTTCAGGTTTTAAATTAACGGGGACAGCACTTCAAGAAGGAGATGCAACCTTTGCGGGACCTGCAGTCGCTCAGGCCGCAAGTGGTGGAACTGGAGTAGCAAACTGCGTAGTCCAAGAAAAGACAGCACTAGGCGTAACTTCTGGTAATACTTTAGATATTCAGGTCGCGGTAACAACTGCGGCAACTATCGATTCGAGCTGCACGATCACATTCGAGTAAATAAACAATGCCTGAAGGCGTTGATTATGGGCCGCAATATACTGCCTCGACAGGTTTAAGTCTTAATTACGTTGGACAATTCGTTTATGCGTATAGCGGTACGGTAACCGTTGACGCTAGTAATGTGGTTGCATTAGATTTCACTACAGGCAATGAAACTATAGACTCTAAAATTATGGTTCAATATATGCAGAGTACTGCTGATGGGGACGACTCTGTTGTACTCATAGAATTAAACGGTTTACAAATTGCTGGAAATCTTGTAGGCACGGGACACGGTGAACCTAGGCCGACTATGGGTCCTGAGAATTGGATACCTGTAATTATTCCACCTTATACTCAAGTACGTGTATTGTTTACAATGTTAAGTGGTGGCGGTTCAATAGTACTAGGTGCAACCTTAACAGGTAGACTTTACAAATGACACTTTCGACGGGGCCGAGTCTCAACTTCTTTGGGGATCATATGTTTGCCTGGAGTGGTCAAGAAGCATTAACGGCAGGTGGCACTATCTTATTGGACTTTATCTCTCCTAATAGGTTCTACACAGTAGTTACTAACGTCTCATTCGATTATAGCGGATGTTCAGCCGGTGATGTGTTGTCCTGGTCTCTTCAGGGCAATGAAGAAGCCCTCCACGTTAGCAAATTTATTATCAGTGTTGGCGGGATCGGGCCCCAATTCCCCAATCTATACTATACGATCCCACCCAATACAGGAATGAAGCTCATAGCTATAGGTCCTAACGGATCAATGACCGTAGTTCTTGAAGGAAAGGAAGTGCAGTAATGCCAATGAAGTATTGTCCTGAGTGTGGTAATAGGATAAAAGGTGAATTTATTAGAGAAAAATACGCAAGTAGACAAAGTAAACCAAAGCGTAAACTAAGTGCCTGGAACAAATATGTTAAGGCCAATTCCAAGAAGCCACGCTTCCGATATCGTAACGGTAAACTAAACCTCAAGAAGATGGCGGTTGCGTTTAGGAAAACGCCTGCAGGCAGAAAGAAGAGGCGCTAAATGCCCTATGCATTAGTTCCAGACGGTTACACACTCAAGAAAGTAAACCAAGGAGAATTG